GTCAGGCTTGACGGAGCGGTGGCTCGCTTACCGTCGATTGAAAGCGTATGCACGGGTGCAGTTTCAAAGTCCATTTTGGTGCCGAACACGTTTACGGTCACCAGTTTGATATAGTAGACTTGCCCTTCCTCAACAGGGTCGATAGAAAAATCGTCCGTTGAGTTAAACTGGTGAGTCCAAGTTGCTGCGTCCTTGGAAACCCACACCTCAACATGGGCAAACCAGGGATAGTTGCTCGGCGGCGAAAAGGTACAGTTGAGGCGGCTTGCGGTACGCAGCCGGAAAACGTATGTCTCCTCGGCAAGGGATATAGACTCCACTTCAGGCGGTTCGGCGTTGGGGTCGAGCAACGTGGTTGAGTTGTAATCCTGGTCAGTCAGATTATAAACATCGTCATAAAGCGTAAACGCATCGTCATAGCACGACACGTTTACGGTATGGTCAGGGTTGACTGATATCGCATTGACCCGCAGATAGTGCGCGTTCCATCCCGGCGTACTGTGCGTAAGTGTAATAACGTCCATCGGCTCAAGCGCAACGCAGCGCTCGCCGGCCGTGAACGAAACCATCTTACGCAACCGCTCACGCTCAAGAATGTAGTTTGCCATCTTGCCGGCAAGGGTTGCATTATTTAACCCCAACAACGTAACCTTGAGTTCACGATAGTCGCCCTCTGACGCAATTGCGGCCTGGTCCGTAACGGTCAGATCGTTTTGACGGTATAGCTTTTCCTCGTCGATGTAGGTTGCGTTCACCGCGTTAGGCCGGTCTGAGATATCCGGCATTTCAATTCTTAGCGACCCCTCAACAATATCGTCTTCAGTCAACGCAAGCGACACAGCGTTATAATTAAGGTCGGCAAAGGTGAACTTGAATTTATTTTCGCTATAGACTATCGCGCCCCGGTAGCAGGCAAGTATCAATTCAAGGTTATCCGCTGCCGCCTGCTGCTCGGTTATCGGCGCGTTGAACACCCACCCTTTAGCCGTGCAGTAATCCCGCGCCGCCTCAAACGAAGTGGAGTCTATACGACCACGGCCAACCCCTAACCCTCCACGCTGGCTCCCCCGCGTCAACAAGTCATATGCAACCGTTGCAGCGTTGTTGCGGTAATCCCATGTTGCCGCTATGGGGTCGTATATTGACAGTCCGCGCACCTTAACGGTGATATCAGGCTCCTGCTTGAAGTAGTCGATATCGAAGGTCAACCGCACAACAAGGTATGCCGTGCGCCTCAATGTCTGGTCCCACTTGCCACCGGAAGCGGTCTGTAACGCCGCGCATACGTTTTGCGTAGTGGCTCCATTGTAATAGTACATCGTGACATTTGACGCGCCGTATTCGGTCCACAGCTTTTCATCAAAGTAAATCAGAGGCGGGTTTGTGCTCGGTATCTCTGCGTCGGTTGTCGTGTAATAGGTGCCGTCCTCCCGCTCTATGCCGGTGATTTGCCCTTCGCAGATTTCGCACACTATCCACAGATAAGGGTTTTGCAGGTGGTAATATGTCTTATTAACACCGACACGGCACACGCCGTAAATCAGCGGTAGTGGCGCACGGCTTGAGCGTGTGTTGATTTGGTGGTAGTTTGCTGGCTTGCGCTCTTTGGGTTGGTTTGGTGCGCTTGCTGCGGCAGACAGCACACCACCGGCAACCATCATGCCGATACCAAGCCACTTAACCCACCCAAAAGGCGAAAAGGAAAGCACGGCTCCGAAAACGCCCATCGCACCGCCCGCAAATTTAGCAAACCCGCCCAGACCCATTTAGTACCCCTGCGGCCCCCAGAAGATTTTTTGCCCCTCTAAATCCGCAATAAACTTGCGCCCGCCGAAATTGCTGTAGTTGTTTAATTCGCTGCACCTGTCTGGCGATTTGTCACACCACGTTTCAGCACCGGCATACGCGCACTCCGCACCCTTGAAACTCCACGGGCAATTAGGAGTTGGCAGTCTCAGCGTCTTCTTGCTCCACAACATAAACTCGCTGCCGATGTTGACTTGCGCCGTAAGGTTGTCGATGCTCCACTGTGTTACAAACCCGTTATATGCCTCTATCGTTTCGGCTGTGGTGACAATAGGTGTGATAAGCACGCGGTCAATCCACCATTCGCCTGTCTGCGCCTGACCGTTTGAGATACGCATGAACGCACTTGACCCGCCTGCGAGCGCCGTGAACGTGGCGGATAACTGCTGCATTTCGGTGCTTGAAGTAAACGAGTGCCACTGAGAGTAGCTATTGCCCTCGTTGTCGCCGTTCCTAACCGTCAGCACAACCCGCGTTGTGTTAGACCGCACCCACGTTTCAATCGAATAAGACATTCCCTTTTCAAGCACAAACGGTGTAGTCTGGATATATGCGTTTACGGTCGTATCCGCACCAAACTTGATGCTATAATTTCCGCCGTACTTATACTCTGTCGATAGGCCATATGTGCTAAGACCTGCGCCGCCACTAACCCAACCGACAGTTGACTCACAGAACTGGTTAGGAATTACGTTGCTGCTCGGTATGTTTTTCGGCTGGTGCTGCAAATAAAGTATAGCCGGCTTGTTAGCAACGTCGTCACTTAGAAGCAGTTGCGAAAACTCCCGGTCAACGTTGTCGAAGTTCACCCGCACGCTGTCAACCCCGAAATTGGCAGCAGCATTTACAGCCTCAACCTCAAAGCCGTGCGACAGGTATTTATTGCCGTCGTAAATGATATCGGAATCGGCGTTAGTCAGGCATATCGTGCTGTCTGCCGACAGTTTGAAAAGCCAATGCGCCTGCGCCTCTTCAGCCGATACCAACGCGGTCTGTGCTGTGGTCAACGTCCTCATGCGGGAGCAAGCCCTTTCAATCGTATGCCATAGCTAAACAGGTTCTTGTCAAAGTTATCGCGGGATAGCTTGTCCTCTTCAAACCGGCAGCGCACGCGCAGTTTGCCAAGAAATGAGCAGGTAATGACTTGGCTTGTGCTCGGCGCGGAGGTCATCGTGATACGGTCGCTGCCGTCCTCTCCAGCGCCGGTCGATACGGTGTACGCTGTTGTGGCAACGTTGTTGAGATAGATCGAGTGATTGCTTGTCTGCTTTCCCGGCAGGCTGAAATTAACCGTTGTCGAATCCCCTGCGCCAACATACAACGCCGTGTGAGATGACGGGTCCAGTGGGTCGAAGAAGTGAAACGCCTCATATGCGCCTTTCCGTGCGCGGTAGAAGGCCCAGATTGTTTCACTTGCGCTTGACGGCTGGCCGTAGTAGGACAGCACAACGTTATACTTGTCATATGTCCACTTCTGCCGGCGTTGCTCCTTGCCGCTGTCAAACGGCGTGATAAGCGTCTTAAACTCGCTCTCTAAAATATACGACCAAGTAGGAACCGGACTTTCGGGAAATAGCGCCATGTTACCATTTACCCCGCATCGTTTTTCTTGTGATACCGTTGCCGCGTATATCCTCTGAAACAATCGCCGGCACCGCCCCGCTGCGCCGTAGGTAGTCGGAAAACGAGCGTACGTCCATAGCCTGAATCGAATAGTAGTTGTTCGTAACACCGCCTGCTCCGCCTCGCGGGATAACCGTTTCACCCTTTTGCAGTATGGCCGGATACTCGTCGCCCATAAGCCCACTGTGCAATCGTGGCGCAAAACTGAACGCGGCGGCGGGTATGCTGCGGGTCGGCCCACCGGAAACGCCGACAACCCCGCCGCTGTGGAACGTTCCGGCACCAGGGAACCCCGGTTGATTGATAGGCAACTGTGACGCGCTGTAGCTTCCGAAACCCTTTAGCGCCATGCCGAATATCTGCTCAAACATCCGCTGCGAGGCCATCCGCACCATGCCGCTAATGATGCTCTGCACCATGTCCTCAAAGGCTTCCTTGGCGTTCTTTGACCCCGTGACAAACTCTGCAAAGGCATCGCTAAAGTTCTGCGTCATTACGTCGGCCGTGTCCTTCAATATCTCCTGCTGCCGCTTCTCGGCGTCTATGATATCCCGGTTGGCCTGCTCCCATGCGGCCACACGGGAACTAAGCCGGTCGTTTTCCTGCTTAAATGCCTCGTCCCACTGCTCGCTGACATACTTGGCGCGATCCGCTTCCATCTGCGCTATCTGACTGCCGCTCCGAATCTGCGCCTGCATACGCTCGTATGCCGAATCTTCACCGCCGAATATGATGGAGTCCTTGAACTCCTGCTCAAGTTTGCTTACTTCCTCATTCAGCTTGCGTATCTCATCCTGCGCCTTTTTCGCAGCCTCCGCGTTCTTTTTGAGCATTTCCTCGCGGGCCTTGATAATCGCTTCGTTCTGCTCCTTGGTGTTTTCGGCAAACCTGCCCTCTTTTTCGCGCCATGATTCATACCACGAAGACCGTTTATCCCATGCTTTAAATGCGGCGTCGTTTGCTATTTCCGATTCTGACCCGCCAACCCACTTTTTATTAAACGCAATTTCAGCGCGTGACGCTGTGCCTGGAAAAACAAAACCACCTTTCTCTTGATGCCGCAACGATAAAACACGTTCCCATTCTTGCTGCTGTGACCTTTCATCTGAACTTTTATTGAACCATGCCAAAACAGAAGACATAGCTTTTAGCATCCCTGTTAATTCTTGAACCTCCCTTTTAGCTCCTTCAAAAAACCCCGTATCCCCCAACGTGATAGCAAACTCCTGCCATGCCTTGTTTAACTGTGTTACAACGCCATCCCACGTTGAGGCCATCCGCTTTGACGCACCACCAAACTGCTGCGCCATACCTGCAAATATGGCATCCATAACCTTCTGGATATCCATACCTGATTCTTGTATTTCTTCAACTGTCATATTGAACGCATCTTTGATATACTTCCGCGCATTGACGCCAGCCTCGGCAAGGATATTCAAATCCTGCGCCATCACCTTACCCTTACTGGTCATCTGCCCAAGCTGCAACACAACACGGCCGAACGTGTCATCGCCAAGTATTGAGGCTGTATCCATGAGAGTCAGGAGTTGCTTCTCGGTAGGTTTAAGCCCCATCGCGGTCATAGTGACAAAGCCCTGCGTCACCGCCTCGATACCTACTGGCAAATCCCGCGTCAGTTTAAATAGGTAATCAAACGTCTGCTGACCCTTGCCCATTGTTAGGGTATCAAGTTTGGCTGTCAGCTTTTCAAATGTTGCGTTGACGTTGATAACCTCACGCCCAAACTGCACCATCTGCCCTACTGCAAAGTACCCGGCGATAGCGCCGGCAGCACGCTTTGCCGCTGCACCCAACTTGTCAAAGCCAATCTTGTCAATGGACGCCTGCATTTTGGTAGCGGCACGTTTTGTTTCATTATGTGCCGCCGCCAAGTCTTTAGACAGTCGCCGTATCTCGGCTCTAATGGCAACGTATACGTTACCTACCTGTGTAGTATCAGCCATTATTTATTCATCCATCGTAGCTTATTTAACGACTGCACAACACGCCGTTTAAACCTTGCCCGTTCAAGAGATAGCGCCTTACGCATATATCGCGCTGCTTTAGCCTTGCCTGTGAATCTGCCGGTAGTCTTCTGACGGCGCATT